TCAATATCCATCCCAAGGTCTTCAATATACGGCTCGTCTCTTAGCGGATATTGATGTGAAACATTTCGCCGACCGACGCTTGTGTCAACGGCCTGAATAAAGAATTTGGCCCCTCGAAAAGAGGCTTTCTTTTTTAAATTATCAGAGGCATCAGCCCACAACAATGAATCATGCCAAGTCATTAATTCATCCCCAAATAGCCATCAGTTGCAAGAACTGTATTTGCCGGGCCTTGTGATCTAAGATTTTCAAATGTTGCCGTTGCTCCTGCATCAGTAACAACCCTGACAGTCACATCTGTTTTAGAATTATTTGTTTCCCCCATTGCCTTTGCAGTTGCTTGTCCTTGTGCCTCTGTCCCTGTTGATTGAATTAAACTTTTTGCTCCTTCATTTGTTTTAGAATTATTTGGCAGCCACTTTTGTCCGGCCAAATCTTTAACTCCTAAAGATGATAAATAATCAGAAGTGGGCGGATTTATTTGGGCTGCTCGTTCCTCGTGCCTTTTTCGTTCCACTTGTTGTTTTTTTCGTTCATCTTGAGTTGAAAAAATCCATTTAAGGCCATCCATTATTGTAGTGACCAAATTTGCCCATTGTTCAAATGTAGGAATGAGTCCCCCTGTCATTACAGATAAAAAATCGTTAATAGTTTTTAATGGACTTTCAAGAAATTCCTTTTGCAAAAAATCCCAATTGTCCCAAAGTTGAATAAGAGCAGCCGTAGCGGCTCCAACAGCAAGCCCAAATAATAAAAACGGTGATATAAGAGCAAGAACAGCAGCAACTCCACCTGCCGCCGCTATACTGGCGATGCTTAATGATAAAAGACCAAGGGCAAGAATCAATGGCCCAATCGCAGCAACTAAAACGCCAATAATAATAATTGTCATCTTTGATGCAGGGCTTAAATTTGTCAACCAGTTAACCAAAGGTTCTAATAATTTTATGACCTTTAATATAGCAGGAACCAAGATAGCCCCGAAAGAAGCTGCCATTTGAACAGATCTATTCCTTGCCATAAATAATTGAGATGCGGCGGTTTTATATCTAAGCGCAGCTTCTTTTGATAATGCTGTATTTTCTGCCCATGCTTTATTCGCTCTATTTAAAGATTGCCGAAACAAATCTCCTGATTCAGCAGCACCCAATAATGTTGCTGAAATTCTTGCGCCTTCCATGCCTAAAAAATCTAAAGCCTTAATGGTTTTGTCTTTGCCAAGTTCCTTTAGCCCTTCGGTAAATAAAAGCAACGCTTCAGCGGGATTTGATTTCCATAATTCTTTAAATTCTTCTACACTTTTGCCAGATATCTCAGCAAAGCCTCTCATTTTTTTACCACCGGTTGCCACTGCTTTGCCAATTCTTAACATAACCTGTGAATATGCTGTACCACCTGCTTCTGCCTGAATGCCAATAGATGTCAAAGCAGCAGAAAACCCCATTATATCAGAAGCAGACATTCCTGCAAATTTCCCTGCCTTCGCTAATCTACTGCCCAATGTTGTAATTTCTTGTTCATTTGCTGCCATATTATTGCCAAGATCAACAATCACAGAACCAAGGCGTTCTAAATCATCAGCAGGAACGCCGACAACATTAGAAAAACGAGCCAAGGCAATAGCTGCATCTTCAGCAGACATATTGGTGGTAGCGCCTAAATCAGCCATCACCTTTGTAAATTTCAAAAGGTCTTCTTGTTTTTGCCCTAATTGGCCACCTGCTTCTGCAATGCCAAAAAGCTCAGTGGTTGCTACTGGAATTACAAGAGCCAAATCCATCAACCCCTTTTTTAATTCTTTAAACTGTGGTTCTGTTGCTGTAACTGTTTTTCTAACTCCTGTAAAAGCAGTTTCAAAGTCAATCGCCGCTTTAGTTGCAAGACCTCCCATGATAGTCAATGGCAAGGTCAACTTCATACTAAGGTCTTTACCAAGGGCAGTCATTCGTTTGCCCATCTTACCAAAGCCAGATCTTTCCATTCTCCTCCCGACTTTAGCAAACGTGCCATCAAGCATTCTCAAACGAGCATTTAATCTATTGACACCAATAATAATAGGTTTAAAAGCATTGGTCGAAACTTGCTTGAATCTGGACACAGGAGTGGTAAGAGCCTGGATATCCTTTCCTATTTTTTTAATAGGGGCAGAGGCTTTATTTGTGACCTTAAAAAGTACACTCAGGCTAAATTGTTTTCCGGCCATTCTAATTCCTTTATTTAACCTTTTGCCATTTTGCTATTTGCCCTGCACCATCGTTCCAAAACACCAAATCATCCATCGTCATTACCCATATCTCAGAAGGCTGAAATTTGAAGACGTATCCAATCGCCCAAACTATTTCTCGCCAGTTTTCAGGGATGCCGACAAAAAACTTTCCAAACCCTCCGCGATTGTTTCAAGGTCTTCAAGGTCAATTTCGTCTGCTGATCCCATTGAAATATTGGCAAGTCCAGCAATTAAGGGAATAATTTCAGCAGGAGAAAGTTTGCCCTCATTGTCGGCAAAATCTTTCGGCAATAATTTAAGATGCTTTGCCTTCAATCTGCCAATAATTATTTCATTTGTAGTAGACGTTCCCCCACCTTCTTTTAGAATAGGAATTGAGTACTTCAATTTGATAGGTTTTGTTTCCATAAATCCGCCTTTCATGATTAATTAATATCCTTATATGGCTTACGAAGTTTCAACCGTTTCTGTCCAAAAAGGCCCTTCAAATACCAAGGGAGTTTCGCCTTCGCCACCGGTCACAGTAAAATTTCTGAGACAAGTTGCGCCTTCCATGATATACGCTTTCCCGCCCAATGCAGCCCGGAATTTAATCGTTGCGCCACCGATACGGATAGATGCGAAATCAGACAAAAAGATATCATCCCTGTCGGTTACTGTAACTTCGCACCGGGCAGTAATGGGGTTCTCAACATAACCATGCGGCCCGGTATCACCCATAACAGCGGCAAGTTCAAAATTCGGCTGCCCGGAAATGCCGATGCCAATAGCCGCCGCGCCTGCCTTGTTCAAAAGAAGATCGCCATTTACCAGTATTTCAACCCTTCCCGTAATCTTTGCCATTTTGTTTCCTCCTGATTATTTTTATTTGCCTTCACGTATCTACCTTATCTATCATCTAAATAAAAAGGCCACCGAATACTTAGGGATTTCTCCCTTTGTAAACAGTGGCCTGCTGGAAGTTGCCGAGATCTGTTTCGTTATATTGTTATGTGTTCAGTTTATCACAAAATGAACTGAATTTGCCCGGCCAAAATTCTAAATTGTCCAATTAAAGTCGGCGGTAAGAGCACATCAACCCGGTTCCTGTCCGTTGAATTCCTTTCCACAACAAGATTGTCTATGAAATCGTCAAGGTTGTCAATAAGTCCCTTATCCCTCAAAAGAGTAAACAGGGCAATGCTTTCTTGTCTAACGTCTTTTGGCCTTGCAATCTTCTGCCCTGGTTGCACCGGAAATGAATCATCTGCCAATTTGAACCGAGGAATGATGAACCTGTTAACCATCCTCGATTTATACTGATAGCGAATTTCTCCCAAAGTTGCCAAGGTCTGAATGTCCAAATAAGACGGATCAGGTGAACCAAGGGCATTGGTTTGATAAGTCGTAATCGACCGCTCAAGCAGCACCTTACCCCCGTTATCAACAATATAAGTGGCAATGCCATCATAAAGCAAGATATCTCGTTCTGTCCGAGTAAAACGGTTTTCAATCGGTGGGGGCAAAATCCCTTTCAGGGAAAGAAATTGCAAAGGCCGAGCAGGATCAACATTCAGATTCCATGCACCAACAGCGCCCCATGCAGCCGCCCATTCTTCGGGGCATTGCGGGGCATCATTAACACCGACGATGGTATTGTGCGGACTGTTTCTGCCATTGCCAAGAACCGTGCAAGATGCCTGAGTGGCCCTTACAGCTGTGAAGCCATGCCCCTGTAAATCTTCAAGCGGCAAGAAACGGTCGGCCAATTCATCTTCAATTTCAGTCAAGTTCCCTGCATCGATATAAGGCTGAATGATATAATGATATTGCTCACCATCAATAACTGCCCAAGCATCACCAAGATCCGGATCGGTTGCTCCACCAGTCATACTTAGGTAATAATCACTCATTGGATCAACTGAAAAACAACTTGGAATAGTTTCGCCGTCGTAATAATTATTCCGAATATTGATATAGTTACCAAGTGTGCCGGATGTTCGAGCAACTATTTCAACAGACCCGTCGGTATAAGCCCCAGATACCGGTAAAACATCAGAGTTAGCAAGGATTTTATTATATACAGTTTCCGCTATTGCTTCCCCTGAATCACCAGATGTAATAGCAATCTCCATTTTCAAACCATTGATCATCAAGTACCATGTATGATTATTAGATACTGTATCGGTTGTAAGCATATCAGATATAAGCATTGACCCGTGGGCAAGTGCCCCACCATCATTGCTCAAAGCCATCGCATACACTTCGGTATTCGGATTGTTATTTTTGAAAGTGTTGCACATACGAGCAAGAATTGAACCAGTGCCAAAGAAACCATCGGCTAAATTGTCCCTTGATATCGCTTGTAAGGTTTCAATTGGAGCAACGCCGGTGGAAGCCTTTTGACCGAGTATCAAAACCCTGTGCGGATTCTGTAAAAGACCAGTCAGCGCACGGCTATTGTCAATCTCGACGTATGCGCCAGGGGTACGGATATCAGTATTAATATTGTTAAACGAAATCATGATTTTTCTCCTTTATTGACAACAGTTTTCCTTGAGCGCACAGGAGTCATATTTTTTATCGTCATATCTCCATCTTTTAACCGACGCTTCCAATACCTGCCATCTTTACCAACCATTATTTTAATTTCACCGCCAGCAAGAACGATCTTTTTGGTCCCTGGATCTCTGATAATCATCCCCGGATTCGGAACTAAAAAAGCACTAATTAATTTCATTGTGTTTTCCTTATTTATTTTTGTATATTGATTAAATTATCCTTTAAAAGTCTTGAACCAATCGCTACCAAAGCCACCACCAAACGCCCCATCAACTGCCGGGTTAGATGTAAAATCAATTACACTTGTCATATCAGGATCAACAATCGTAATCGGCAGACTTTTGCTGGTCGCATCAAATTTAGCGCTCGGAGCAAGTATCCACTGTGCATAAATCGTATCGAATGGCGGCAAATCATCTGAACCTGTATCAACTCCATCATCATCATCAATCCTGCTCGTAGCAGAGAATTCAAATTGATACCACAAATATCCACGATTTAAGCCAACCAAACGCCCACCAGAATACGAAACAATGCTTTCTGTTTCAGGGATTAACCATCCTAAAATACCCTTAAATATCTCTTTTCTGATATCAAACAAACTATCAAAAGCCGTCAAGCCGGTCTTGTCTCTATCGGATACCCCATTATCTAAGGCAACAATAACGGCAAATTTTTCTGAAATTGTCTGATTAATACTATTGTCAGAATTATTTCCACTTGCTGTTTCGCCTAACTGAACAACGAAGGCCATTTCTTTTTGCAGGGTGTAGGTCAAGGCCGTCGCTAAATTGGCAGATCCACCAATACGATTTTCAAATCTCGTGTCGGCTAATCTTAATTTCAAAACTATTGGAGCCAGTTTCATTTAGGTTTTCCTTCAAACGGTTTCTTGACTATTTCAAAAACGCCTTCCCCTATATCATCAACAATCTCTTTTTCATGTTTTATAACAGCGGGCTCAAGAAACGGTCTTGCCTCCATAAATGCTGTCCCTTCTTCAAGCCATTCTGCATAAGGTGCCCCGGCATCAACTCCGACCTCTATTTCCATATCTCTTTGGTCAATAGCAATGGACCTTAACAATTCGCCGTGGTCTGTTGCAGGGGCTTCTCCTGGTGCCGAAGCCTGATGTGGTTTGTCTCTTTTTTTAACAGGGAATGCCTTGCCTGTACCACCTTTTACGAATCCTATAATGTTTTCGTCTCCTTCTTCTGCCGCCTCCCAAAGATAAATCCCTCCTGTTTTCTTTCCTTGCGCAATTTCTTTTATCATTGTACCTCTAATATCTTCTGCTCCAGATATAAGACGGTCTACAATTTTATTTGGAATTTCAATAGAAGCATTAACCAATCCTTCCCCAATTTCATTAAGGTCTTTATTTAATTTGTTTAATGCTTTCGATTCAATCATGCCGGACTCCCAGTTCCGCGTTCTTCAATTTCTTCCGCTGCAATAGACAAAAATTCTCTTTCTTCCTTAACATTTACCATTGAATCAATCCTAAACAATCGGCCTTTTACAGAAGACCCACTTTGAACAAATAAATAATATTCAGATTTCAGCGACCCTAAATCGGCCATCGTATCAAACCCATCACCAAATGCGCTTACAAATTCACTTCCTAAGTCAGCAACCGCCAAATGCCGAACAATGAATTCATGCGTTACGCTTTCACTAACCTGTTTTCCTCTTATATATTTTGAGCCTGAACCCTTGTACCCTGCCGGTTTGAATCCCATCCAAACAGTTTTCAAAGCGGCAAGTCTATCAAAACTAATCCCATCAAAGGCATCCCCTAAAGGATTGCCAAAACCAAAATCAAAACCACCATCATCGTTCGGCTCCTGAGAAGGTTTTAAAATCTGGACTCTATGAGTCAATTTAGGAATTAACCAAGTCATGTTACCGAATCACCATTGTCGCCCGTTTATACAGATCAAAAAATACCTTCGCTTCCGGTGGCGGATTCTTTGTATCAATAATCCTTGTCGCTTGCACAATTGCCGCCCAAGCCATAAGGCCATTGCGGATTGATCCAGGCACGTCAGTTGTTTCATCCCCGTACCCTGCTTTATACCTTATTAGAAAGCCCCCAACATATCTATCTGTGTTTTGAGGGGCAGTAGAATCTTTTTTGAGAACTACTTTTCCCGGATTGCCTTGTAAAATTGTGTAATAATTGTCTGAGCTGTATTCTGTCTCCGTGTCGTCTTCATCCAAGGTTGCGATTTTCGTTATTGAAATCAAAGGCGGTTGCGGCAAATAGACAATTGCATCCGGCCAATAGTCCATCTTCATTTCAATGGTTTGCTCAATAAAAGCCATTCCAAGGTATTCTTCTGCCGCAATCCTAACTGCTGTTATGAACCCTTCAATCAAAGTGTCTTCGGCATCGTAATCAATCCGGGCAAATGTCTTCACGTCATCGGCTGAAATAGGCTCAATTGCAGGCTCAACAGAAACAGCCCAAACACGGTTCCCGTGAGATGGCAAACGTTTAGCAATAAGACTACCCGTCTTTCTTGGCATCCCATTGCTAAATTGATCTATGTTGTTTGCAGCGTAAGCCATTTATTGTGCCTTATATCCCAAGATACTTTTTGATCTTGTCTACTTCTTTGCCAGACAGTTTGTTCGCTGGTGCATTTGCATTGATACCAAGTTTCTTAGCAGCATTCAAAATGCCACGACTTGGCATACTAAATTTCTTTGCCATCTCGTGAACCCGCATTGCCTCTGCTTCAAGTTCAGGTTTAATGCCTTCTTTTTTTTCAGGAGCGGATTCAATTACGGCTTTTTCTGTTGGGGCAATAATCACCGGCTCTTCAGGGGCAACCCTGGCACGAGTCCGGATAAATTCAGCCACCTTGATCTTGACAAGTTTTTCGGCAATATATTTGTCAAGTGTCAGTTCATGCCCTTTTTTAAAGAGCTTAATATGAATGCCGTCAACTGCTACTGATTCGGTTCTTAAAATCCTAACTTTCTGCATCTTGACTCCTATTAACCCTTGTCAACACCTAATATAGATGTTTACACAGCATCATTCACATCACCACGTTCACTGATTATTGCCCAAACATTATCGGTAACGGCAATGAGATGTACCAAAACATCGCTTACCCCGGAAGTGTTCATGAGAAAATTTGAAATAATACCACCAACGCTACCAAGGATAATGCAACCAGAAGTAGACACTTCGACTTGTGTCGCATTATTTACGAACGTGCCCGTTGAATCTCCCCAAAGACCAAGATAAACTTCTCTGCCCGCCGATACCGATGTTAACCAGAAAGATGCGCTTTGCAAAGTTACTGAACCAGTAATCATATAGGTGCCAACATTCTTAGGAAGATTACTAACAGCAAGGGTAGTATCAAGAGCGCCTGGCAAAGCACTATCCATTAATTGTTCACTAACCACAAGTCGAGTAAATTCAGCAGGGGAAAAAGTAGTGCCAGCAATACCCATTGATACGCCGGTGGGAATGCTCAAATCGCATCCAACCCCTAAAGTCAAACCACCACTATCACCAAGGAGGACAGAACCACCGGATTCAATGGCAATCGTTCCACCAGAAGCAGCAACGGTCCGATTCCCCCCTTGCTGAAAATATACCGTTGTTTGATAGCTTTCATCTTGAGCCATATCAATCTCCTTTTTATGATCCCGATACGTCGCCGCTATTGGCGACAACGGCCCAGACATCATCTGCAACGGCTCTAAAAAGAATCCAAGTATCAAAGGCAGCGGAAGTTTGCAAGTGCATTGAAGCTTGGGCTCCACCAACCGAATTGATTATAATGCAGCCAGAAGTAATAATCGCAACCGATGTTTTATTATTGGTAAATGTTCCGGTGTAATCGCCAATGCAGCGAAGCAGAACTTCCCTGCCAGCAGATACAGAAGTCATATAATAAGAGCCTGCCGTCATTGCATCACTGGCAAGCAAATTAACAACCCTGGCATTTTTAGGCAAATTCGGTTGTGAATAAACAGCAGAATTGTCTCCTGGCTCGACATTTACATTCGCGCCCCATTCAGAAGCAAGCAAAGACCGCATATCAGTCACATTAATATCTTCGCCGGCAACACCAAAAATAGCGCCAGACAACATGCTCAAGGTTGCCCCTGCGGCAAGTGCAAGAGTAGTGCTATCAGCAAAAGCAGCAGACCCTCCTGATTCAATGGCAATCGTTCCGCCGCTCCCTGCGACTAAGCGATCACCGCCTCTTTCCAGATAAACAGTTGTTTGATAAGTTTCATCTTCGGCCATCGCGAAGTCTCCTTATGAAAACATTATAAAAATCATTGTTAAACAAAATAAGTTTTATCTTAATTAACTTAATAAGGGGCAAGGGCAAAATAAGCCGATGCCCCTTATTACGAAAACAGAAGAAATCAAGAGCCTGCGGTGGTACTGTCAGGATTGCGTTTGACCTGATTAATGGGCCAGTTCGCCTCAAGCCCAAGAACAGCCGCGCAATAAAAGAAAACGCTGGAAATTTCTGCCGCAGTAGGCGCACCACTGCAAGACAGAAGAACCCTTACCCACCGACGTTGCCCAACATAGCCAGCCGCCCAAACTTTACTTTCAACATACTGAAGTTGCGTTGAGCCTGTTCCCGGTGTAGCAGAAACACCATAATGAAAACAGGTGCCTTCATTAAGCCCCGACCCCTGAGAAGTGCCAGTCATGCCGGCCATCCAACCCATTGAAGTACCGGTGCCGCTTTGCGTCCCACTCATGGTAACGTCAACGAGCATATGGGATGCCTGACAATTACTCCATACAACCGTGCCAGCCGCATTCGATTCACCATGCTGCATCCGGACAAAATAACCAGAGCCAGCACTTCCCGGCATTGCACCAGAAAGAACGGTAGAAGCAGAAGTCAAAATATCAAACTTCATACCATGCAAAAAGGTCAAAGTCTCATACCCTTGCTTGTCTACCGTTGCACCGGTAATCTGTGCCCCGTTCGTCAAGGTCGGTTGAATTGCTTCGAAAAATCTAAAGTTACTATATGCGTCTCGTACACCACCCATGTTATTTCCTCCTTTGTTATCCGGTGGGGTTTTCACCCACCGGAATAAACAATTATGTTTAGGCTAAATTCGCCAATGTGTCAGACTTCTATTAGGTCACAACACCCAATTTAAGAGCCTGGAAGTTAATTACGTCGCCGCCAACTCTTTTCCGGGTATAGAATTCAACATACGGTTTAACCGTGTAAGGGTCACGCTGGACAGTGATGCCAAGACGGTCAACGATCATATACGATTCTCGCCAATCGGCTATTGCCACTGAAAGGGCACTTGCCGCCTGCACGGGCATGGTGGTGGACATACGGACAGGAAGACCAAGCAGAGTACTGAAATCATCTTCTTTCAAACCAGGACTCCAAATGTATCGGCCCGCACCGTCTTTAAGCTGAAGAACATCAACGATTGCAAGGCGATTCATCAACCAAGTGCCTCTCATCAAGTACTGCTCAATCAGGCTGAATTTCAGATCATACAAACCATCGGCGGTAATCGGGTTTCCAATATTAATTT